AAGAATCCTATAATGTTATGTCCAATAAACTCTTTGTAGTTTAAAACATCTTCTTTGAAAAGATGATACTCACCTTCTCTATAAGTTTTAATATTGTTCTTATCATCAATAGTAACTAAACAGAAAATTTTATTTGGTAATTGATTACCTTGTATCTCTGTAGTTTCTATATCAAGAAACAACTTGTTACTCATTCTCGCCCCCTTTTAAATTTAAAACTTATCTTCTTCCTTATCCTCTGGTGATGGTTTATCAGTCTCATGTAATCTGCCTGTATCTTTATCATAGTAAAGATAAGTAGCAGGTCCAGTCATACCTACAAATCTATTCTTGAGTACACGAACACAAGTAGTATTACGCATTACAATGTCCTCGTTTTGACTGTCTCTTTCTAATCCTATAACCATATCAGATAGTTGAGCAATAGAGCCAGAACCTCTAAGCTGAGAAAGAGAAGTGACAGCTCCATCTTCATGCCCTTTACCATCTGGTCTTTTTAAATGTGATACACAAACTAAAGCTACATTTGTTTCTTGTACAAGTGTACGAAGCTTTGTCATAATCTCATCAAGTCCTTTTCTTTCATCACCAAATTCTTGTGATGATAAAATCATACTAACATGGTCAAGAACAATAAACTTACAATCTACAGCTTTCGCCATATACCTAATTCTTGACATGATTGTGTCAATAGAATTAGAACCAAAATGATTAAAGAAATAAAATCTACCAGTACCTATTGTCTTTTTATAATAACTAATCTTATCTTCATCAGATATATTTATGTCTGGTCTTCGTAAAGGAATGTTAGCTTCAATACCCATGATATCTAATGAACTTATTTTAGAACTTTCCTCAAGCATAAGCATACCAATATTACTATCAGTATTTTTAAACATATGATATATTAACTCTTTGATTATAGAAGTTTTTCCTAATCCTGTACCCGCAGTAATAGTAATTAACTCACCTCTACGAATACCATAAGTAAGCTCATCTAAACCTTTCCAACCATAGTTAACACTAGACTTGGTAATAGGTTCAAGAATTTCATCTAATAATTCTGTACCATTAATTATTCCATCCGGAGCATAGGTAGGTGCGTTCCACCAACACTTAGTATACTCTTCATACTTTCTTCTAACTGCCATATCGTTAGCGTCTTTGTATGACTCTGGTAATTTAACTATCTTTACTTTACCGGGTTTAAATAACTCAGAAACTTTATTTGCAGCTTCTCTACCAACCTCATCGTTATCAAAGTTAAGAACAATAGACTCAAACTTATCAAGCCATTCATAACTATTCTTGATATCTTTTAAGGCAGAAGAGACGCCATTCTTAATGGAAACCACAGGATATTTAGAACCTAACATTTGGTAAACACTAAGTGCGTCTACTTCTCCCTCGGTAATGGTCACATATTTCCCCCCATTAAATAATTGTTGTCCAAACAATCCAGAATTAGATGTTGAACCAACAATAGAAAACTGTTTATTCTTTACATATCTAGTCTTCATACCTATCAAACTACCAGTCTCATCATGGTAAGGATAGATATGTGTGCCAATCATACCATTGTTCATGGATGCTTTAACACCATACTTCTTACAAGTCTCTTCGGATATACCTCTGTCTTTGATAGACATGAAACTTGCATTTGCATTTTGATATAACTCATTAACCTTATCTGAAATGTGTGTTATATCTGCTTGTCTTTCTGCAACTTGCATATTCTCGCCCCTTTCGTTTTTGTTTATATAATCCCCGTTTTCCGCAGGGAAGTAGCTCTGACAAGAGAAACAATAACTACTGCCATTGGCATTAATACTTCTTGCGTCACTACTTCCACAGCTTGAACAGGGAACATGATACTCGACAAAACCATTGTCATTGTTATCCATATTCGCCCCCTGTTTCATTTATTGATTAGTTAAAATTCTTCGTTGCCATTCTCTGCAACATAACCACTAGCTACATCAAAGTCCTCGCCATAAGGCACTAGGTCAATGACTTGTACAGCTTGTAAGTCAAGACTCTTACCGGATTTACCGGCAAACTTCCACTCAAAAGGTTTGTACATAACCTTAACAGTAGAGCCATTACCTATCAAAGTGTCGATAGAATTTTTGGCAGAGTCAACCAGTCTTGGTGCAGGATTTTTATTCCCGTCAGCACGACTGACTTTTCTTTTAAACTTAACGATATTACCTCTATCGTCTTGTTTAACTGTGATACCTTCTTTCTTAAAACTTTCAGCAGACTCATCGCTGATAGCTAAGTCGATTTGATACACAGGTTCAAATGTTGTATTCGGTCTAGTAATACTAGCCCAATACGCTTTTCCTTCAACTGTTGGCATATTGCCCTCCTTTTTTTATTATTGAAGATATTATATCATAACAATCATTTATTGTCAAGATAAAAATGTTTCGGTATTCTACGCAGGACTCATGGATTTACCTGCAACCTTCCCCGAGCTATCCACCTTATGAGATAACGGTACTCAGTACCCAAATCTAACCCCTCAGTTATTTAACCATACTGATTAGACCCGTTGCCTTACAACTAGCTTATTGTTGTTCAGCCAGTAGAAACAAGTGCCTTGCAAAACACCTGTCCGAAATCTTTATTAATTATTATATTAATATTTATTTATAATATTATAATAATAATAATTAAAATACTTTAACATAGTTATTTAGTATATAAAAACTATATTATATCATATAATGATTTCAAAGTCAAGAACTTTTTTTAAATATTTTTTATCATTCTTGACATGTGATTTGCTAAATTTGTTTTATTACTGTTATTTATTTGTAATTTGATACCATTTGCCGCAGCTACAAAATTTAATTTAGCAACATTTTCTAAAAACTTATTAATATTTATTGACATACTATATATATTGTTAATGTGTGTTACTACACACAAGATATGGAGTATGTTCATTTTTCTTTTGATGTCAAGAAATTGATAATCAGTATTAGTTAATCTTTCTTTTACTAAAGTATTTGCTTCTTGCCATATGTCAGAAAATTTTTCATCGTTCCAATTATCATCAACATAATTAAGTGTATCTTTTATTTCTTCTATCTCACTAAACATAACTGTAAAACTCCTCAGTAAATATTTCTTTGATAGGAATAAGTACACACTTACTTGCCTTATTATCGCCAACATCTTTTGTTAACTTATCCTTGTACTTATCCATTGCTATGTTTCCTGTTTTCCTCCACCAACTCCTTTCAGATTTAACTTCTATCTGTGCGTTAGAAAACATATCTTTAACTTTGTCTTCTCGTATCTGTCCATACTTTAAGTCAATATCAAACTTCTTGTTGCCTTTCATATTACCTCCTTTAGTAACCCTGTTATAAAAATAAACATGGCAACTGCATTAATAAAAATTAAAGCTCTATCGTGCCACATCATACCTACGAAAAACCATCCAGTCACACCAACAAGATGAAAAAATAAATTGTATGGTTGTATATCTAATGATGTAAGAGCCATTCCAATTAATAAAATATAACTTGATGTCCATTTTATATACCAAGATAAATCGTGTTTAGGTGTTATCTTTTTAAAAATTTGGTTCATACTCTACTCCTATATCATTTAACTCTTTAAATCTTAGATACATATTTGTTGCATGATGATATCTTTTTTCTTCTCCTAAGAAATCTGCTTCAACCATTTCATCCTCCCAATATTTTCATGTGTTATCCAATAGTTTCTTGGTTTCTTTTTAACCTGTTCCTTCGGCATATGGGTCTCCTCTCTTCATGTTAAGCATTTCTTCTATCTCCATTTTTTCCATAGCTTCATCAAAGTCTTTATCATAATCTTTTATGATATCATTAACTCTATTAGTAATAAAATCTAATCTATGTTGTGGTAGATTATAACTTTTTTTATTTCCCATTTCTTCTACACTCTTAACAATCACTCGTAATCTATTCATATATTTTGTTGCGTCAAGCATTTATAACCTCCTCGTTATCTTTACCATAGTTAGATATGTGTTGTAAAAATACCATGTCTTCATCCCCTTTTAAAGTATAAACAATTACATGGCAATCTCTTTTTACATATCGTTTTAAATGATGTGATAGTTCTGCATAACTATCTTTTGGTTCATTCCAATATGTTTTCCCATCTCTAACTGAAACAGTACA